AATGTGAGTTTATAATTCACAGACATAAAATGAATCGTAGTCAATTAAGACAGTTAAAAAACATGCCTTACTTTAATAAAGATGCTATTCGTGAATGTATACAAATGGGTCCAAACTATGAAGAAAAAGATTTTGAAAGTCAACTAAAAGATGATTATAATGTTGATGAAAGTTATGCCCCTAACTTTGAAGTGCTTGAATATTGGGGAATTATGGATGCAGAATATGCTAGAGAAGTTGGTATAGATTTACCAAACTCTATAGATGATTTAGATGAGGTACAAATAAACGCTTGGGTATCTGGAGATAAATTATTACGAGCAGTAATAAATCCTTTTACACCATATCGTATACCTTATAACGCATTCCCTTATGAAAGAAACCCTTATAATTTCTTTGGTATTGGAGTAGCTGAGAATATGAATGATTCTCAACAAATTATGAATGGTCATGCAAGAATGGCTATTGATAACTTAGCATTAGCTGGTTCATTAGTATTTGATGTTGATGAATCTGCTTTAGTAGGTGGGCAAAATATGGAGGTCTATCCCGGCAAAATCTTTAGAAGACAAGCTGGAATGCCGGGTCAATCTATTTATGGTCTTAAGTTTCCTAATACAGCACCTGAGAACATGATGATGTTTGACCGATTTAGACAACTTGCTGATGAGCAAACAGGAATACCTAGTTATTCTCATGGGCAAACAGGTGTACAAAGTATGACAAGAACTGCTTCTGGTATGTCAATGTTACTTGGTGCATCAAGTTTAAATATTAAAACAGTCATTAAAAATCTTGATGACTTTTTATTAAAGCCACTAGGAGAGTCTTACTTTCAATGGAACATGCAGTTTTTTGAAGGTGACTTAGATGTGGTAGGTGATTTAGAAGTTAAAGCTACAGGTACAAATAGCTTGATGCAGAAAGAAGTTAGAAGTCAAAGACTAACAATGTTTTTACAAACTGCTCAAAGTCCAGCGATTGCACCATTTGTTAAAGTTTCTAAATTAGTTAGTGAACTTGCCTATAGCCTAGATTTAGACCCAGATGAAATTCTAAATGACCCAGAAGAAGCAGCTATTATGGCACAAATAATAGGAATGCAAAATGCTCAACAAAATACAGGCGAAGAAACTCAACCCGATAGTCAACAACAGACAGGTATGGGAAGCCTTGGAGGAACACCTCAAGGACCTCAAGACCTTGGAGTTACAGGCACTGGCGGTGGCAACATCGGAATCGGAAATGTTCCGGTTGCAGGGGAGGATTCATTCTCTGGCACGATTAATAACACTACCGCAACAGGTTAAAGAAGCATTAACAAGAGTAGAGGAATAATATGAAAGAAAATAAAAAGTTAGTAGGTAGTCAAAAAAAATTAGATGCTAATAAAGATGGTGAATTAACTGCTGATGACTTTGAAGCTCTTAGAGAAAGAACACAAAAACAAATGGGTGGTATGATGGCAGGTGAAGAACTACCTACACAAGAAGAACAAATGCAAAGTATGATGAGTGATAAAACTGAATCAGAAAAAATGCAAGAAGAATTAGAACCTCTTCCAGAGAAACCTAAAGAACAAATGGATTCTGATGATGAAATGGAAGATAAGTATTTAGATTTTGTAATAAATGAAGCATTAGATGAAGAAGAAGAAACAATGCTTATGAATGAATTAGAAAACAATCCACAACTTAGCATGTTATTTGATAAAGTTATGGATGTTGCAATAGAATTTTCAGGGTCTGGTCCTGTAGAAGGACCGGGTTCGGAAGTCTCCGACAGTATACCTGCAAGGTTATCTGACGGTGAATTTGTCTTTACTACTAAAGCTGTAGAAGAAATCGGAGCAGACAATTTAATGTCTATGATGAAAGAAGCTGAAGCTAAAGCAGATGAAAGACTAACAGCTGCTAACGGTGGCGAAATAGAAGAAGAGACTGGTCTTACTCCAATGCCTGTGGAAACACCGGCTGTAAAGCAAGACATTAGAGTTACTAAAGAAACAGTTGGCTCTCAAGCTACAATGCAAGAGGAAGACGATTTAGTTAGTGATGAAATAAAAAAGTCTATGCTTTCTAATAGACCCTACGTTAGAAGCTAAAAGCAATAAAGCTACCCTAGTAATAGGCACTTTATTATATTAAAACAACCGAAAGGCTACCTTTACAAACAAGCCCTCTAGTCGACATAGAGCTACCTTGTAGACAAAGCCCCAATTAGGAGGATAGAAAATGACTGAAGAAGTCTTAAAAGAGGAACAAGCAAATCCTTATAACCAAAAAAAAGCTTGGCATACTGGTGAAGATAAACCTTTTGAATCGTCAGAAAGTTTGTTTTTTGAAAAACCATCAAATGAAGTTGACGAAAGTGATGACATTGAAATGGCTAAACAGGAACAGGTAGTAGAGCAAAATGATACTCCTTATAAAAAACCTGATTACAAAAAACGCTATGATGATTTAAAAAAACATTATGATAATAAACTTAATGAATTTAAGTCTAGAGAACAAGAATTGTTAGGACAGGTAACACCTGAATATACAGCTCCTAAAACTCCAGAAGAACTTGAAGAATTTAAAAATCAATATCCTGATGTATTCGAAGTTGTAGAAACTGTTGCACATCTACAAAGTGAATCTAAGGCAAAAGTTCTAGAAGAACGTCTTAGTCAACTCCAAGAAAGAGAACAACAAATGAGTCAACGAGAATCAGAAAAAAGGTTAATGGAAAACCATCCTGACTTTGATGATATCAGAAACAGTGATGATTTTCATACATGGGCTAAAGAACAACCTGAAGCTATCCAAGATTGGATATACAATAATGTTGATAACCCTGACCTAGCTAGTAGAGCTATAGATTTATTTAAAAAGGATATAGGCTTAGATACTCCGAAAAAGAAAAAGTCATCTTCTAAACAGACTAAATCTGCTGCGGATATGGTTTCAACTAAAACAACAAGTGTTGAACCAACGCAAGAGAAAATATGGTCTGAAAAGGAGATTGCTGCAATGAGTATGGCTGAATTTGATAAGTACGAAAGTGAAATCAGTGAAGCTATGCAACAAGGCAGAATCATTAAATAAACTATAAAACACAGGAGAATATCCCATGGCTCAATTTTTTGAACCTTCAACGGATACTAATGCTAACTTTGCAAACTCCGTTAGTGGACAAACTAATAGTTTTTTCCTACCTTCGATTTATTCTAAAAAGGTTTTAAACTTTTTCAGAAAAGCATCGGTAGTTGAAGCTATTACAAACACTGACTACGCTGGAGAAATATCAGCGTTTGGAGACTCTGTAAAGATTATCAAAGAGCCAGTAATTTCAGTATCAGCGTATACTAGAAATACTGACACAACTGAAACTAGATTGACTGACCAAGAACTTAACTTGGTTGTCGACCAAGCAAACGCTTTTAAGTTTATCGTTGATGACATTGAAACTAATATGTCTCACGTTAACTTTAAAGAAGTTGCTACATCATCTGCTGCTTACTCATTAAAAGATGCGTATGATGCAGCTGTTATAGCTGAAATGTTTGCAGGTGTTTCTTCATCATCCCCGGACCACATCATAGGTTCTGACAGTGCTACTGCTGATTCTACAATGACTCACGCAACTAACTCTGTTGACCTACTTGGTTCTGACGGAACTGGTGTTGATGCACTAGACTTAATGGCTAGAATGGCTAGATTAATGGATGACCAAACTATACCTGAAGAAGGTAGATGGTTTGTAGCTCCACCTTCGTTTTACGAAGAGCTATCACAATCTGGTTCTAAGTTATTGTCTGTTGACTTTAACGCTGGTCAAGGCTCAATCAGAAATGGTTTAGTATCAACTGGAAAACTACGTGGATTTGACATGTACAAGTCTAACAATATCGCTGCGACTTCCAACGCAAGTGGTAAAGTTATGGCTGGTCATATTAGTTCTACTGCTACTGCTCAAACGATTCTTTCAACTGAAGTGTTGAGAGACCCAACTTCGTTTGGTGACATAGTTCGTGGACTGCATGTATACGGAGCTAACGTCTTAAGACCTGAAGCTTTAGTATCTGCATTTTATGTAGTTGACTAACAATAATTGGGGAGGTCTTCGGACCTCTCCTTTTTTATAATAAAGAGGAATATAAATGAATCACAAAGATAAAAAGAAAAAAATGATGTACGGTGGTATGGCTAAAAAGAAAAAAATGATGAAAGGTGGTGGCAGAGCTATGTATAGTGCTGGTGGTAGTGCAATGCCTAAAGCTACACCTAATTAAAAATGAAAGTCAAAGCACCTAAAGGTTATCATTGGATGAAACAATCTAATGGCAGTTATAAATTAATGAAGCATTCTGGAAAGTTTGTTAAACATAAAGGTGCTTCATTAGCTGCAAATTTTGCAATACAAAAACAACATAAAGCATAATGGCAACAACATACTTAGAATTATCAAATGAAATACTAAGAGAGTTAAATGAAATACCTTTAACCTCATCAAACTTTGCAAGTGCTACAGGTTTTCAACAGTTTGTTAAAGATTCAATTAATAAAAGTTTATTTGATATAGCTAATGAAGAACCTGAATTACCATTCTTTTCAGCAGGACTAAGTGGTGCTACTGACCCTTTTTATGGTAATACTACTGTTGCTTCAGTGATTGGACAAAGATGGTATACCTTAAAAGCTGGTAGTTCTAGTTTAATTACTGATTTTTCTAAAGTTGATTGGGATGATTTTTTTATTACTACAGTTAATGTTAGTGGTGAAACAGCTCCATTTGTATCTAAAGGTTTAAAGTTTTTAACTTTAGCTGATTGGACTAGATACTATCGCAATACAGAAAATAATGATGATGCTGATTCACAAAGTTATGGTGAACCAATACATGTTATTAAATCACCAGATAATAGAAAGTTTGGGTTAAGTCCAATACCTGACAAGATTTATAATGTACATTTTTATGCTTTTGCTAGACCAACTGCTTTATCAGCTTTTAGTGATGAAATGGTTTTGCCAGACCAGTATAAAAATATAATTTTAGCCAGAGTAAGATATTACGTTTGGCAATTTAAAGAGAGTCCACAACAAGCAGCATTTGCTTTAGACGACTATAAAAAAGGCATGAGACAAATGAAGAGTGTATTAATTAATCCTACACCTAAATACATGACCGATGACAGAACATATTTTTAGGAGATATAAATGACCACTAAGATACCAGTAGAACTTTCAAGTACCCCCGGCATTGTTGATGGTAGTAATGCAACTGCTATTACTATTGATAGTTCAGAAAATGTTGGAATTGGTACAACCTCAGTTCTCTCAGGCAATAAATTAGATGTTCGTGGTGGTAACATCATGGTTGGTGGTTTTGGTAACGGAACTGATTATGGATTGATACTTACTCCTGATGATGGTTCAGGTTACTTTAATATAGCAAACATAACGGGTGGTCATCTAACATTTAATAATTCAGCTACAATAGGTAGTTCAGAAAGAATGCGAATTAATTCTTCTGGTCAAGTTGCTATTGGTATAACATCACCAGATGGAGTAAG